TGTATTCTATTAATAGTTCTTGCAAAACGAATATCTTGTAACGATAAATTTTTACCTTCACCAACAGGTTCTTCAAATCCTAAAAACGCTTTAGGTACTCGTAATGCGGTTAATAATTTTTTCTGAATATATTCAATATCAGCAATTTCAGCTAAATTTTGAGCCCCAGGTAAAGTGTCAATAGGTGATGCTTGTGCAGGGTCACGAACAGGAATAAAATAATCTTGGTCTACGGCCATCTGATTAAATCTTAAATCAACATTACCTGTTTTGTCATCTACTATTTGATTTCTTTTAAATTTATTGGCAACTCTTTGTACGTATGCCTCAACGTCTTTGTCATCCATATTACCGACAAAAACTTTAAATACTCTTCTTTCAGGCGCTCTTGATGTTCTATAAATTAACATAGCGTCTTCAGATAATAATAATTGTTTCCAAATACGTCTTGCCTTTTCTAACATAGATGTTCCGTATGGAAGTTTTCTATCGTCACCTAACAATCTAAAATGTGCTATCTCCCAAGCATTAAATTCCATGTCTTTAATTTTCCATTTAAATCTAAGACCTTTATTCTCTGCAGGCTCCTCAATATTCTGTCTTGTTGCTTGTGCAGGCATACCTCTCTCTAGTCTTTCAATTTCGATATTTGGTAATTGCATACAACCAACCACACCTTTTTCTGAATCTAATTTTAAGTAAACAAAATTATCACCATATTTACATGTGTTTCTTGTCCACATTGGTAAATTAGTATTAATATCTAACACATTGTTAAATAAATCGGCTAATATTCCTTTAATACGTTTAGATTCCGAATAAATTTGTAACATATAACCATTTTGGTCAACAGTTGTTGATTCTTCACCGTATATATCTAACGCGGCTGAAATCTCAGGAGTGTATTCCATAGATTCATAATCATAAAATGATGCTAACCTTGTTGGTTCGTAATAGACCGCCTGAGTATATAAGTTACTTTCAATCTTGGTCCATTGACCCGACAAATACATAGTTTGTTGAGCTTGTAATAACTCTCTATCGTATTCTTGTTTTGAAGTAGTTTTTAATAAATCTTTTTTATCAAATTTGTACGTTGGGTAATCTTGATTCAATAAGGCATTGGGTCCGAGTGCATGGGACAACCTTTGCCAAACCGTTAGATTATTGTTATTATTTTCCATATAATTAATTTAATCACAAACAGAAGTAATATAAATAGTTATTGATTATTACCTTTACTATCACTACCTTTTTGTTGATTTATTTTATTATCACCGCCAGGTTTAACAGAACTAATTCCTTGACCAGGAACATTTAGCTTACTTCCATTAAATTTTTTACCCGACCTTTTTCTACTTGTTAGACCCATAGTTTTATTTTATTATAAATATTGTCTACCACCAAATAACCAAGCGTGTTTCATATATTCTTCTCTTGGTATATGACCTGAATTAAATTGTGATATTCTTTCATTGTAATGCGGTATCACGGGATTAAACGCTATTTGTTGTGATACATTTTCATTATTACTAACCGACCATGAATCAATCATTGCTTTAGTATGTTCAGTTACTTTTGTTAAATTACTAAATGACGATTCAGCAACATAGGTTGCCATGGCAATACCCATAATAAGGTCATCGTGATGACCTTTTTGGTGGTCAGGTCTTCCGTTAATATATACAAATGTATTCATCTCGTTAAATAAACGGGAACTGTATATTTTAAACTCATGTCTCATTACCTCCTCAAATGAAGCAATTATCTGTACACGTTTATTATTAAAATTTATTCCAGGGATTTTTTCTAATGCTTTAGGGTCATACTTCCATTTATTAGAAACATCAATACCATCAACGTATAAATTTTTATAACCCATTTCTTGCATTTTCCTTGCGGTAGAAACACCCATACCACCTGTAATATCAATCACCACAAAACAAGAATACATGTTGGCCCATTTATAACATATCTCAGCCATTGTGTCAGGAGGTAATTTACCAACGTATTCTGCAACTTGTTCTCTATTATCAAAATCAATGATTTGGAAACAACTAAAATCTTCACTATCTCCTCTTGATACATCAACTCCCATAACATATTTGTGACCTACAATGGGTTCTTTCCATATCCATAAAGCATTACCCATCATTTTGTTTGTCGGGGGTTTAATAGAATTCTCTTTAATTTTTTGTAACATTAAAGAATCGAATACGTTATCACCCGAACCTAAAAAGTTACATTCTAACTCTTGAGATACTTTTCTCTTATCATACTTAAGTTTTTTGACCATGTTCTCAAACCAAGTAGAACATGGTTTATAACCTTGATTCATTAACTCTTTTACTTCTTTATAATCCCTATTCTCAAAAGGTTTTTCTTCCCACTTTATAAAATCAGATTCATTATATTCTTCTTTATTTAATAAGTAGTGTATTATACTTTCAGTTTTAATAAAGAATAAATCTTTGGTATATCTTGGGTCTCTAAACCAATACATTTCAGTAATCTTAAAATCGTTCATGTTACGTAATGATTGGTCATAAATTTCATAATAGATTGGGTCGTATCCGTTAGGTGTGGAAACTACGATTACTTTACCTCCCGTAGATAATGAGGCCATACAAGCCGCCCAAAAATCACTGTCCGCTTCGATAAAAGCCGCCTCATCAAATACAAGTACAGTAGGTGTAAATCCTCGTAAGGCGTCTTTAGATGTTGCAACCGCCTTAACCTCACACCCATTGGTTAATTTGTAATGTTTAGTTGATTTTTTATTAGGGTCAATGTCAACACCCGTCCAAGACGGCCATTGGCTAACGAACATTCTAATTTTATTTGCCATTTCAATAGAAGTGTCCAATTTGTTAGCGATAATAAGAATCTTTTCAGGTTTTTCTTTTTTAGCAAAAACTAATTTTTTAGAAATCCAAGCACCTGTAACTGTTGATACACCTGCCTGTCTGTACTTTAATGCGATATTTTCGTTATACTGCTCATAGTCTTCAAGTAATGTTACTTGGTCTGGAAATAATTCTAACGGTACATATTTTGATACTGTATTGTCATATGTTTGCAAATAGGTTCTTAATGCGTATGGAGTATCTCTCATACACTTAACATACTCTAAAAGAAGTTGTTCTTTTGTTAAACTCATAAAACTATTTTACTATAAATATTAAAACCCTCACTTAATTTAATAAATGAGGGTTTATTTTTGTTGTTTTGTATTTTATAATCCTAATTGTGAAAGGTCGATATCGTCATAATCATCATCGTCATCGTCATATTGATTCATACTTCTTTCATATTCTTGTTTTTTTAATTCTGAAACTATTTCATCAACCATCCTTTGAATGAATTGTTGTCCTTTAGGGTCTCCTTGTAATATAAGTTTGGCAACTCTAAAGAATTCATTCGCATCTAATTTAGAAAATCTCATAAATAGATAATGTTGGATGTGTTTCATATCATCCTCGAATAATTCTATCGGGTATGTCGCAACAAATTTTTCCCAAAAAATAGGTCCTAATCTTGAATCCCAAATCTCAGCAGGTAATGTATCTTCAGAACCCATAACCATTTCTTGTTGTCTTGGGTCATCAGGTAATCCGTGAGTACCAAATACTTCATAAACACCTTTTACCAATTCATGAATTAATAACGGAAAAGTACCTGCCCTAGCCTTTACTGTTGGTGGGTCGGTCTCATCATCAATTTCACTTTGACCTAATTGTCCACCTCCCGAACCCGCCATATTTTCCATATCAGGGAAAACCCAATATAGATGTTCCATTAATGATTGGTTAACACCATACATCTGTAATAATCTTGGGTCAATATTGTTTATTTCATCAGCCGCCAAGACATACATGTGTCCACCCTTGAACGCCGCACCTTGTATTAAAGAATTTATAAATCGTCTTTTTGCTTTCTCTAAATTGAATTTTTCGAACTCATCTACAAAGTTTAATAAATCTTCGGTATGTTCTTCACCTTCTTTAAAAGCATCTTTAATCTCATC